TCGGAGAAGCTGACACCAGTGCGTGTAGCAACGAATGTCAAAGTAATGAAGTTGATCGACCTAGCGGGCTTGATGTAAATATCAGCTCTAAACTCATTAGAGTCAATTACTGATGGTGTGTTGTTTGATTCGTCACAAACAACGAGGTAGTCATTGATACCCCTTCTTGCTTGAACATCACGAAGATATGGATCAACGATCTGAGTGAACAAAGTTCTTGTAACAACATCATTGAATTCAAAGAGTTGTGCTCTTGCTGCTCTAGCGATTGCTTTCTCAACAACCAAGAACAACTTACGAACATTGATTCTATCGAATGCACTCTTGACTGCAAGACCAGTCTTATCACCGAAGAGTACTGTGCCTTCACCAGGGAAAGAAGCAACTGGGTTGATTCTATTTGTGTAAAGAGTATCTCTTTGTGCTTTCTTAGGATTGAAAGCAAGTTTTACAACGTTACGAATACCGCCTCTATTTAGACCAGCAGGTGAGAACCAAGGGTCTGCAACTGTTGCAGTATTTACCATAAGTCCACCAATGTCTCCATTCAGAGGAACATAACGGTATGTATCGTTGAAACGATCATAGATATATTTCCAACCACTATCAAATACAACATAAGAACTGCTGTTTAGTTGATTGTAGAAATCAACAACGTTAGTAAGTTGAGTGGCAGAATTAGAAACTCCAACCTGTGTTGACTTGTATGGTGAAATGAATCCCATGCAATCCTTTCTGTTATTACAGATAGAAATAATCTTCTGTGCTTTAGTAACAGAATCTGTTAGGTTTGCTCCACCTGGTCCTTGAAGGATGAAGTCTACATCGATTGTTTCAACATCATCGAACTCATCGTATGCTATTGAAATCTCTCCAACAGAAGGTGTGTTATCATCTGCTCCACTTGCAAAGGTCATTCCAGCAGATCCGATAAGATCGTATCTTAGAATAGAACCAGCAGTACCAGCATCAGTAGAACCAATCTGTCCGTTTGTATCAGTACCTGATCCTGGAGTTGCAATCAATCCAGAAATGTCAGTAACCGTATAAGATGTTGACTTAGCATATACGTAAGAAGAATTATTTTGAATTACATCTACAAAATAATTTGTTTCTCCTTGTGGAGTCTTAGCACCTGAGATCTTAGAAACATTAGCAAATGTCTCAAGGATTGTACCAGGAGTTCCAGTTATACCACCATCGTTATCATAGACAACAACATGTAGTTCGTCATACTTAGCATTCTTATCTGCTGCATACTGAGAAGTACCAGGCTTGCCAGCTACTGAGAACCATGTCTTACCACTGTAAACTTCTTGTAGATCCCACCAGTCAGCAACACCAGCTACAGTTGCTGTTGCAGGTGATCCAGCAGTATCAAGGAACTTATCTCCAACGATAATTTTTGCTCCAGGGAAACCATCAGAAATTACATCTAATTTAGAAGTAGCACTATCCCAGTTATATACGTAAAGTGTATTTACTGTGACTGCACTAACTGTTGCATCTGCAGCAGCATTTGATGTCTCTGCAATTCCATCGTCAACAGCAATTGATTGTCCAGCAGCAAGTGACACCCTTATTGTCTTGTTTGTTGCATTGACGTTTGTTACTGTTCCTAGTACTGTAGTTGTATTTGCTGCGTATACAGTTTCGCCATCAGCGAATTCTGTTGTGTCACTAACCACAAGTTCTGCAACATTTGCGATTGTGTCACCTTTTGAGAAAGTGTATGATCCTGCATCGAGAGTAAGTGTCTGGTCTGCACCGTAATCTACAACTGCAACACCGAGGCTGTTACCCCATGTTCCTGCTGTTCTTGCAGCGAAGTTATATGCACCAGCACTTGAGGAGACTGTATTCTCCCAATGCTCGTATGACTTGATGAGAGGAGCAGAACCACCGCCAGTTACAGCGTTTTTCTGCGATGCATCTTCTATACGAACTACATAGCAGACACCACCGTACTCTAAGAAGTTCGATACTGTATACCAATACTCTGCATTGTTATCATTTGGTGTGCCAAATAAGTCAATTAGTTGAGCTTCAGTAGTGACTAGAGTAGGACTACCAATGGGTCCTTTCTCAAATACTCCTGCAAACGCACCAAAATTTAGGAATGAAGGATCAATGCCACCCCTTGTGAAGTCTCTCTCCTGGACAAATACCCCAGGAGATGCTAATTTACTAACCATTTTTTTGTCTCCTCGATAAGAGTGTCATATGAATGAATCTGAAATTATTTATATTTTTGGGTCGGTCTAACGGTACTCCCACATGAAACTCATATCTCCATACTGACTGGTTAGCTCCTTATCTGATGACCATAGATCTCCATCACTATCAACAAACGTATCTTCCTCTTGTCCATCAACAATAAATCCAAAAGGAGCCATGTCCTGTTCTATTTGATTCTTTTGATCATTATATATCCTCTGACGTATATCCTGATCAGACATTTCCTTGAAATAATCCTGACATATTAGCCAAGCAAAGATAACTAAGCACATTGCTAAGTCATCATTACATCCTTCTTCTGCTTCAAATGAATTATGCTTTTGAATAAACGTTGTTAGTTCACTTATTATTTCGTAATCTTTGAATAGAAGTTTATCATCTTCTATAATAGTTTTTAGGTTAGAACAACCAACCTTCTTGACAGTCTTAGACATCTTGACTCCTAACTGAGTCTTCTTACCAGAGAATCCTTGACCAACTATTTGACCTGCTCTACCTCTCATAGAACACATCAATACATTTTCATACTCAAGATCAAAGTTTAGAATACTTGCAACTTGATCCCCAATATCATTTACTTCACAAAGTATATAAGCATTGTTATATGCCTTTGCAATATCATGTATAATAGATGGGAACAACATTGGTTTTATTTCATTGTTCCTATACTTTGCTACTATTTCATGCGGAAACTTAGTCGTATCAAATACTACAAATGCTGAGTAATCTATTCCTACTCCTCTAGCAACGTCAACTGTAATAATATAATCATGCTTATCAACTGGTCTAGTATAGATATCCATTCCTTTATTAGATTCTATTGGATTCTCATATACTAAAGCACGAAGTTTAGCTGGTGTAATTAGTGTATCAACAGATCCTAAGAACTCACATTCAAACTCAACTCTAAACTGTTGATCAGAAGTGTTAGCAATAGTCTGTGCTTTCCATGCAGCATCTCTTCCTGGTACTTCAGACCAATGAACTTCTGTTGCTATGTACTCATTGTTACCCCTCTGTGCTTCATGCCAATATCGATAGAAATGATTCATACCATGAGGGGTAGAAACCATTATGACTTTTGTGCTTTTACCAGAGCTAATAGTAGGGTAAACAGAGGCAAAGAATTGATCAGCAATGTGATTCGGGATGAAGGCGAACTCATCGAGAAAGATGATATTATAGGAGCCGCCTCGGACAGCAGATGCAGACGTGCTTGCTGCGATAATTTTAGATCCATTTTCTAACTCCAGCGAACCTTTATTCCATGATACAATTCCTTGTTGCATCCATTTAGGTAGATTCTCATAAGCGAGTTGGAGTCTACCAAGTAGATCTCTAGCAGTGGACGCTTTGTTTGCCAGAATTGCAATATTGACATTATCATTAAAAACTGCGTAGTGTAACAAATAAGATACACACGTAGTAGACTTACCAGTCTGTCGTGGCATCTTACATATATTGAATCGATTCTCGTGGAAATTTCTTACAAGCTTTTCCTGAAAAGGATACATCTTGAAAGGAACTAAACCTTCATCCAGAGATACAATTTGTATATAATTTAATGCAAAATATACTGGATCATCCTTGCACTTCAAAAACTCCTGTACCTGTTCATTTGTCCATTGAATAGCTACATTCGTTTTCTTTAGATTGGGATTACCCAAATATATTTGGTCGGATGACATTATAACCTCGGTATATATCCTTTAGCTTGATTGATCAAAGGCAGAACTTCTGTTTCTACTTTCTCTGCAATCTTATCGACTATACTTATATCTATATCCATAAAGGGTGGAATGATACCAAGTAACCGTAATGTTCCATCAAGAAATAAGGCAAGACATATAAATCCAAGTACCATACTAATGATAGTTGCTTTGAAATTATGTTCTGCCATTGATGCTTCATCAATCGCTCTCGCTTCATCAAGGGCATCAGCAATCATTTTATCTACTTCTGCCTTTGTATAAAAGTCTCCTATAAAAGGAATATCATGTTTATCCATAATCTATGATTCGTCTAATGTACCTCGCCCCCTACGAATTTCACGGAGTTCTTCGAAGTTCTTCTGCTTGGTTCCACCATCGTACTCCCAAGCATATCCTTCTTCAATCATCTGTTCATTTAGTGAAACAGTATCATCGCCAACGTAGAGCCAACCAAGAAGCCTGCCATACTTCCCCATGCCACCCACAAGTTCTGTTCTAATAATGAGTTCTTCATCACCTGCAATAGTATCCTCTAAATGTTTTTTCATCCACTCGGTAGCATCAAGACCCAGTGCTTTCTCTTCTAGGTCTCTGGTACGTTTCTCTGGGGTGTCTACTCCCGCAATTCTTACCCGTTCTTTCTTGAATAAATCGAATCCAAGATCTATGGTGACATCTATCGTGTCTCCGTCCAGTACTCGGTTTACTTCCGTCACTCGGAAATTGTAACAACTCTTCCGACTTGGGGGTTTCATCGCTCCCATTTTCCCACTCCAATTGTTCAAGTGAACTATTTATAGAGTCTTCTACAGGAGTTCTAGTTTGTTCCGATTCCCACGTTCTCAGATCCTGAATCATCTGATTGGGAGTAGTTGCTATTAATAAGGGAGTTAGGATACCAAGTATCATACATAAAGATCCAATAAATTGAAATGGCTACACCTACTAATAGTATAGCACACATGATATTTATTGACCAGACCACATCACTGTACATGGATAACCCCCTTCATACCAGCACCAGCGTGAGGATCACATTGGAAACTATAATCACCTGCTTTCTCAAAGGTAACATCAAAACTCTCACCTGGCATAAATGCCAGGTCATTATGTGAGAGTTCATCATGTCCAGTAAACATTACGTTATGTGGAGGCAGTTCATTATTCACAAACGTAACTGTATCTCCAACAGCAATTGTTAGTTCACATGGTGCGAATACTAACATCCCATCTTTACCCATTTGGATTTCTGCTGCGTATGCTGTAGTACTAACACCAAACAGCATTGCAAAAATAAGAAACCAAGCAAACAATCTATTCAACCACATTTGTATATTCTCCATGTTGTTTATCTACCCATTGGGATACCAGCTTCCATAGCTTTCATCATCCAATCCAATCCACTTTCATTAGTACAATAATCAATAAAATGAGGATGTTCCTTTAGATAAGGTACATCCTCTTTGCTGTGTTGAATTGCTTCATATGAGTCTACTGCGTACTCGCAGATCTCATAATGCCTATGTTCTGTGTCGTGATATCCGACTGTGTAATGCTTTTGCTGAGTCAGGGGCATGATCTTTCAATCCCATACTACACTACTAATTATAGCAGTTAATACCTATTATTGGAATCTTATGTTGAAAGAAAGACTTATCCTAGTATTATCTGTATCGTTTGTATGGATACCATGATCCAAGAATCCAGGGAATAATAATAGCACTCCTTCCTGTGGAATATAACGTCTTGAACCACCACAACTAGCAGCACATACTTTACTCATTCCATGTCCAGGAGCAGGAGATTGGAAAAATAAATCTCCATCTTTTCCATTAGTCTTATAATAATAAACACCAGAAAGATCTGAAGTTCCATGATTATGGATATGACCATAACATCCCTTTTCAAACTTAGTGAGCCAAGAACACATCTGAAAAGGTCTTGGTTCAAAACGAAGTTCTATCAAATAATCTGTAACATTTCTTTGAATTTCTCTCAACAAAGAATCCAACATATAGTCTCTAAACAAATCCTGTTGAAAATCTTTTGTTGACAAATAATGTGTGGTTCCCCAAGTTTCAATCATATTGAAATCTATTTCTGGTATAACCTCTTCAATTTCTTCTTGTATTTTTTCAAAATTCTTTACACGTTTTTGATGCCAAATGGGAGTAGTAAATAAATGATGCACATGAGGATTCAATCCAGGTGCTGTTATATCACCTATAGGATTACCCTCTGCTGCTCGTTTACGTGCTTCTTTAGCAGAAACCTTACGAGCCTCAAAGGGTAAGTTATTTTTATGTTTGCTTCTCATTATGAAAAAATCAATATGTTATTATTTATTATGGTCCCAGATACCCCACTGAGGTTGCCCAGACTGATGCAGATGACCCTGTGGTAGCATTGAGTGTCTCAGATGCTTTCTTTTCTACAACTACTCTTTCTCCTGCAGCAACATAAAATCCGTTACCATTGCTGTTTACTATGAGACATGCACCACTATTAGTATTCACTAGTGATACCAACTTTGCACTGCTGACATTATTTGCACTGCCATTGATATCTACAGCAGCAGACTTAGGTGTAATGATCATTTTCCTTTAGTGTCGTTTGAATATTTATTAGATTCTTGCATAACAACAAGAGGTCCACGTGGTTCTTGATTTGTTCTTCTCCAACTAACTAGGACTGCTCCTGGATAAAGTTTGTGAAGATCTTTCTCAAGACGCTCTCTCTTCATATAAGTTCCTTGTGGATAATAGAAGTCTGCAAACATTCTAATACCTTTGAAGGTAAAGTCAACACTCCAGACCCATCCAATAGTGTAGAGTCTTTTTTCAAATAATCTATTCATACTATTATTTATTATCTTTCATAGATTGCTTCAATGCTTTTTGAAGTTCAGCAGTGCTTCCTACAAATATAGCATTGTTTGTAATATTAGTTGGTTTACCTTTATCCTCACCTAAATCTTTCATCTTCTTCTGAAGATCAAGTAACTTATCTGTAGTATCACCAACTGACTTTATCAATTGACCAGCTACTTCATATGCTCTAGGAGAATCAGTTTCCTGTGCAACTTCTAGTATACCATTCATTGCCTCCTGTCCCTTCTCTATCAAGGAATATAAATTCCCTCTAGTATATTCATAGTCTTGATCAGGATCAGTAACATCAGTTAGCTGATTTCTTCTTGTTGTACATCCACCTTCAGGAGTAGTAGTTACTTCTGTAGTGGAAGTATCAAAAGTATCATCTATAGCGTCAAAATTTTTCATTGTTATGTAAAGGGATTATCAGTAATAGTTGTGCTAAATCCAAAGTCCTCATTATCTAATTCTGTTAGTAGAGCAGTATCTGCTGCATCAACATCACCATCACCATCTTGATCTGTGGTTGCTTTAGGAACAGTTGTATAAGTCCTTTCTCTTCTAGCATTACTTGGATTGCTATCAGAGTAGAAGCTTGCAATAGTCTTCTTGATAACTCCAGTATCTGCAACAGGTCCGAATAGATATGTCTTAGCAGTAAAACTGAGTCTCCAAATAATTACTTGCCTTCTTTCAAAATTACCTTCATATTCATCCTGATAATTTATATTATTTAATACAACTGGAACATCTCTTTTCTCATCAGTCTCTGCTATGAGTTTCAAAGTTATCGTAAATTGTGGTTGGAAGAATGGAAGTATCTGTTCAATTATTTGTAATCCATCATCCTGATTGACAACATAAACTGAAACCTCAAAATTTATATTATATGGTACAGGCATATATTGCTTGTACTTAGAATTATTATCCTTCTTAGTAATTGCTACTTTGAGTGGAGCTAACTTTCTAGTTGGATCATAACTTATACCTTGCATCTCAAAAGACATTCTAGGTAAAGTTATCTGAGTCTCCTTACCTCTTAGGTTAGGTTGCTGCTGAATCCTTGCAATGAATTTTTGTGTAGGACCATATGATAATGGAACAGGAATTGATTCAACAACATCACCTGCGTTATTGAAACGCTTGATATCAAAGTTATTAAAAAGTGTTCCGAATGAGACAACTGTTTTTCTAAGTATCTCGTTATAAAAGAAATTTCCAAACATTAGAATTCACCAAATGGATTGCGTTCTGTAAAGTCAATGATACTATCTGCATCAACTTCAATAACTCTATTAGTTACATTTTCACCAGTACTATCTTGTATATAGACAGTTTCAGTTCTCGTAGCACCAGCAGCACTAGAGTTCTTTATGTACCATGAAGCACCAGAGGTTTGACCTGTAAGAGTCTCTCCTTCTGTAAATGAATTAGTCTTGTCATAAACAACAAGAATATTATTAGTTGTATCCCAAGAAACAACCTTAGCAGTAGCATTGCTGACAGATCCTGCAATCTCTTCATCAACAGTAAATGCAATTCCATTATTAGTTTGAGTAGGATCAATAACAAGACTTGTCTTGAATGACTTCTCAACTTCTATTGCATCAATCTCAGCAACACCAGTATCCAAATCTTCCCCAGAGTAACGGAAGAGTTCAGTACGTAATTCATAACAATAAAGATCACCAAGTTGATAGAACGGTGCTTGATGTTCTACATACTTGATTTCAAATAAACCTTTAGTCAATGGAAAATAAATTAGATCTCCTTCTGCTGGTCTATCATCTGCTAACTTACCTGCAAAATTTCCATCAAATTCTTCTGTCCATCTCTTCTTAGATACCATAAAGGTAAGGGCATCGTTATTAGATAACCCAAATTGAGTGACGGTATCTGCCATATCATTATCAAATTCATCACTACTCTTCAAGTACATCTCTATCTGAACTGATTCTTTAAATTCAGAATTAGATGCTTCACCCCAAACTTGATCAACATCATTCAAAGTTCTTGGTAGATAAAAAACTGTACTACCATGAATCTTGATATGTTCATCTATCAAGTCTTGTACAAGAGCCTGCTCTGTGGTGGAACCACCGTATTCTGCAAAATGAGTACTTTTTTGAGATGCCATTATCCTATCATGTCAAGTGGTGGAAGTTCATAAGTTGAAAGCATTTTTTCTTCAATATCTTTCAGATCTGATTGAGCATCTTCGTAGACTTGTCTACCATCTAACTCAACACCGCCAGGAAATTTTACTCCTCTGAACTTGATAAGATTCTGACCCCACTGTTTTTTTATTTTAGCAGTTAGGTATTGTTTCATAAAACTATCATCAAATACTTGAGTCATAGATGTTGGATCTAATGCTCTATGACA